TGTCCCTTGCCCTCGGCCGCGTACCAGGCCTGCGAGAGAACGATCGTCTTGCCGACGGCGAGGTTCAGCACCACCGTCGCGCCAGCGGTCAGGAAGAGAGCGTTGAGGTCAAGCCCCGGCGAGTCGGTGATTTCACCCTCGATGAACGGGATCTGCGGCAGTTCCTTGTAGCCGTGGACCGCGTCCGCGCCGACAACACCGTCACGCTTCGGGCGACCGATGTTGTACGACCAGTTGCCCTTTGCTTGCAGCAACACGCCGTTGTTCGCGACCTGGATGATTCCGCCTACTCTTTGGTCATTCGCCATTGTTCAAACCTCTGAATCGTGAATCGGGAGTCGGCCTACAAGACAAAGTTGAGTTCGGTGTTGCACACGATGAACTGGCCGATCAGGGTTGGGGGAAGCAGAACCAGGAGACGATCCGGATTGCCGGAGTCGATCGACACGGTCACGGCCGCCTTGAAGTCATCGAACTTCTGCACGAGTCCCCGGTCGGATTCCATTTCACGGAACCACATGATCGCCTCGGACTTCGCGATCTGCGGCGTGATCACCGACTGACCCGGGCCGAACCGCGTCCCGTCCGCCGCCAGCTTCGCGCGCGGGTAGCGGTTCCGGATACGCGTCCGCCACTGGTAGCGGAGTTCCATCAGCGTCAGGAGGCTCTCAACCTTGCGGTAGGACGTGTCCGGGGAACCGGCCGCGTTCTTCTGGTAGGTGGTCACCAGCCGTTCGATCTGAACGACGCCGCCCGGGCCGACCGCGGTGGTGCCGATGCCGTTCGCGAGCAGTGTGTTCCGCTGAGGGAACTGGGAGAACTGATCGGCGAGTGCCGGCGCAAGCACGGTGGGAAGGGTCACGGTCTGAAGCGGCTTCGACGGGTCCGCCTGACCTTCGAGCGCGACCTGTCCGGCAATCTGTGCGGCGTACTCGCAAGGCTGCGACGGGCTGTTCTGCGTCGGAACGATGCAGCTTGACTTCTCGTTTCGAGCGTTGCCCAAAGTGATCATGTTCGCATACGTGTCGTTGTCACACGTGAACATCATCGCGTCGATCTGGCGGGTCGGACCGAATCGACTTTCGAGTTCCGTCTCAAGCGCGGTCAGGCTGGTCGAATCCTTGAACGGGTTCGCCCAAATGTTCAGCCACCGGTCGAGCAGGTTCGTGATCAGTGTGGTCAGAACAGGATTCGAAGTCCCGCTCGACATGGGGACGATCGTCGCGGCGAGACCTGCCGGCAGTTTCTCCCCGTCCTGATAGTTCAGACGTAGATCGCACTGGTTACCGACTTCACCCTTGTGCTTGTAGGTGAGGTTCACCTGATACGCGTGCGTGCCGTCAACCGCCGCCGTCACCGGGAGGTCGGAGGTGCTCGGGATCGCCGCGACGAGCGCAGTCGCAAGGGCCGTCGCGATCATCCCGTTCGTGACCGCAACCTGAACAAGCTGGCCGCCGACGTAGAGACTCAGCGTCCCGTTTTCGGTCGCAGGACCGGTGAACGCAATCGACCCCGCTGCCGCGGCGCCGGATCCGTTGTCAGCCAGAACGCCGAGGTAGAGCGGGGTGAACTGATTGACGTCGAACCACTTTTTGGCCATCAGGTGACCCATCGACCCGCGGCCGCATTTCGCCGCGGCGTCCACCGGACTCGAGCACAGAACAACTGAGTTGTCGGCCGCCGAACCGTCGGAGGTCTTCTGAGCGATCAAGAGTCCCTGGTAAGGCACCGTCACCGGTCCCTGTTGCGCGCCGGTGTTGTTGATCTCAACGGCGACGAAGGGGACAAGAATGTTGTTCGGAATCGTCATTTTGCACGCCTCAGAATCGGGAATCTGAAAATCGGTTTAGCACGTCGGGTTATCCGAGGCCAGTTACGATGTCTTCGGCCTGGTCGTCGGGATCCTGCACATTCGCAAGGTTGTAATGCGTATCGAATTCCTGGAACGCCGGCAGTGGGACGTCTGCGGTCTCCGGCGCGTACGTGAAGTAGCGCACCGTGTAGCCGAGGTGAATCGCGCCCATCGGAAGATTGCCGTCGAGCTTCATGGCGATTTGCGTCGAGGTCAGCCAAGAGTCGTTGCAAACGGTGTCGCCACCGAGCGACGGATCTCGGTGCAGCGCAGTCTCGATTCCCAGAGCCAGATCGTCGAGTTGGTTGTCGATCGCCCCGTCGTGCGCCAGCTTCGTCCAAGCCTCGATCGCCAGCGTCAAGACCCTCTCAAGGCGCCGGGGCGCAGACAGATGCGCGTCGTCGGGAATAGTCTCGTCGAGGGTGTAGACCGAGATCTGTGGAAGTTGCCCTTCGCGTTGAGGAGCCAGACGAGTCTGCGTCACGTGCCCTGACGGAACGATATTCGCTCCGGCCAGAATCGCGACAACCGATTCCCGAATGACCTGACGTGCGTGACTCATACGACCGCGTTCCCCCAGATGTAGACGCCACCTTCACCATCAGCTTCACATCGCCACTGGTTGTAGACGACCCCTCGAACGGTGAACGTGCTCGCCGTGTCAGTGATGGGGTCGCTTGGCAGGTCAGAGAGAGTCAAGAAAACCCTCGGATGCGCTGTGTCGATCCCAACCTCGCCGACGTCCACAACCGAAGCGTGGAGGTCGAAGATCCCGTTCACCGTGACGGGCATCCCAACGCTTGGCGAGTAGGTGACAAGCTCTCCCAGAATCAACCGGGCTCTCTTGTCACCCAACGCCAGCAGCGTCAGGAAGTCCGCCACGAATCACCCTTAGAACGCCGCGAGGATCGCGTTGACTTTCGCCGCCAGCGTCGCGACGTCGTTCTTCAGCGCAGTGATCGCCGCATTGATCGCGGTGGCCTGGGTTGAAGTCGGATCCGCCGAACCGGTCCAACCGGACAGGTCAGGGTTCGTGACCGCGGGCACCGTGTTGCCACCCGAGACACCGGTCGAGCTGTCGGTCAGGGAAACGACCGTTCCCGCCGCCGCCAGTTCGGGCCCGACGCCCAGGTTCACATCGCCCACGGCTGCGCTCGAACCCTTGTCCGCCGCTGCGAGGCCGATGAAGATCCCGTCGGTCGAAGTCTTGGACACCCAGAAATTCGTGTTGTCCCAGAACAATCGATCGCCCTGCGTCCAAGCCTGGGAGGTCTTAGCTGTCAGAAGCGCGCGCCCCTTGACCACGAACTCCCCGGTTGCAGTGCTCAGGAAGGTTCCCGTCGCGACACCGAACATCGCAGCGCCGATCAGGGTACCTTCCCCGGAAGAAACGTTCCGGGGGGCAACTGCCGTGACGACCGTTCCGTCGTTGACGTAGTTGTTCATTTACCCGGCCTCCACAGCCACGCCGTCAAGACGAACTCGCCCGATGCCGGCCGAGCTACCCTTCGCCGCCGTGGCAACACCGATCTTCTTGTTGCTGGTGTTGGTTTTCGTGGTCTTCTTTGCGGAGTCATCCCAGTAGATCAGGTCGCCCACCGACCACGTTGCAGACGTGTCGGAAGTCTCCAGATCGAACTGCCCTCGGGTGAGCCCTTCCATCGTGGCGCCACTGAGCGCCGTGGTCGCGGCGACTGCGAAGATGTTGCTGACCAGGAACCCCTGACCGGATGTCCGGTCATAGGGAAGGGTCAGAGTGAGTACTGCCCCGTCATTGATGAAATTGTTCATTGTGGATCCTCAGGTCGAATCGGGAGTCGTGGACTAGGTTCCCGCGTTGGTAACCGCACCACGGAAGTCGAAAGCCTGAACGCCGTAGTCGAGCCGGCACTTCCATTCGATGCCGTCCACGTTCCAGCCGATCTTCTGCTCGAGAAGGGGAGCCTCTTGACCTTCGAGGAACGCCATCACCAGAGCGGGGGCAACGTTCATGTCCGCGAACAGGTACCGACGGGTGGTCGAGGACGCCGAGAGACGGGCGCTATCAACGATCGTGCTGAACAGACCTGCGACACCGTTCGGCCGAAGGGCCGCGCCGCTGCCACCGGAAGAGTCCGGATCATAGACCGAGTTGTTGTGCAGCCGGGCGGTCATGCCGAGTTCAGCAGGAACCAAGAGGGTCTCCGGCTTGAGATCGAGGACCTCATTGCCGCTCGGGTCCTTCTGCTTCTTCATCAGCACGCGGTCAGCGTCGAGGGTGGCAACCGTGAGGGCTCCGCTTGACGAGACGTTGCCATGCGCGGCGTCGAACAGTGGATGACCGTCGGTCATCGTCGGACCGAGACCGCCGTTCTGCGCGAGCAGAGCGTAAGCCGCGACTTCAAGGGACAGACCAGCCGCGCGGCCGAGCATGCTCGCGAGGGAGGCCATCGCGCCCATGTCGTCATTGACGAGGGTCTCGCGGGTGATCGCGATGATGTTCCCGTAAGGAGCAACCGAGATCGAATGCTTCTCGCCGTCCGGGATCGCCTTGTGCTTGAACTCGCCGTGCTCATTCTTGCTGTCGAGCACGGACAGAGAACCGAGGCGGTACCGATTGCCCGGGCGGAAGTCCACCACGGAATCAACCTTGCAGAACGCCCGCCAAGAGTCCGGCGTCACGGCGTACTGACCGAGGAGAATCTTGTAAAGGATGTTCTCGAGCAGAACGGTGAAGTCCGAGGTCGAGGAGAACCCGCCGGCGCGAACGTCGTAGGGCGACCCGAACGCACGCTGACTCAGCTCCGTCGCGTCCTGCTGTTGCCCGTGGCCGAGCGCGCGGCGGATCATCTCGCCATCGGTCAGACCGTCGGACGACTGCTTCGCGCGCTGCATGCAACGCTTCGCGGCATCAACAAAACGCCGAACCGAACGGAACTCCGCCGGATCCCAGTCGATGTCCTTCAGGTGAGGATGCAGAGGGAACTTCTTCTGCGCCGTCCGGATCGACTCCTGGATCGAAGAAGGCAACCTGTGCAGCATCGCTGCCAGCATGCCGCGGTGGAACTTGTCTTGCGAGGTCTCGCCCATCTGAACGTTTGGCATACCACTCGGCTCCTGCTGTGAAGTGCGGTCCACGAAAATCCCCCTGGCGGTGTCCGCCGAAACGTCGTCTCGAATCCATTTGTCAAGCT